ATAGAAGGTCTAAGAAAGCCCAAACAAGAACCTTATAAAGAGTATATAAATATAATAAATACTCTTAATGAATGTGTTAAAATTTTACCAGAACCACCTCAATCAGACAATAATCAGGATAATCAGGAAGACTTAGTGAATAAATTAGAACAGGAATTACAATCCGATAATAGGAGTTCCCCGGCTATCATTACTTCTAATAATACCAATATTATACAGGTTTTAAATAATAGTGATTCATGGTTGGCTAATAACGATTCTACTACTTTACCTGATTCATCAGTAACAAGTAATATTGCTGAAGAAGAAATAGGTTTACATACAAAAGATGCTGAAACTGGAGAGGAGTTAACGGAGACAGAACAAGAAGAACAGGCTAAAAAAGTAACACCTAATAGATATTATACAAGATATTTAAAAAGTACATTGACGAATGGGGGAACAGAACATTTTTTTAGAAATAATTGGATGAATTCTATTCGTTCAAGTGTAGGATTAAGACGACAAAATGGTGGTAAATTAGGGAGTGTAGGTGTGCAAGATAATAGGAGAATAAAACATGAAGATGAAGTCGTTTTGGATATTTGTCAAACTAGAATATATTGGCCATTGTTGTTTTATAGTAGTAATGTGAACCTATATAACAATGAATCGGACATTATATCTTATCTTCTAAATTTAGTTTCATCAGGATCAATAGAACACTATGTAGTATCTCCTTTGGTGTCTTTGATACCAAAGTTGTCCAATACGGACAACCAATATAACGAATTAAGAGATAAACTAACCAGGGGTATAGATGAAGAAACTGTAACTACACAGTATGGTGAAAACACAGTAATGACTGTTAGAAGGAGAATAGAATTGGATCAACAAGGTGATGCCTTTAGTGCAGCATTGGTTTTAGTTATATGGATCTTATATTACATAAAACCAATGGTTTATGGAGGAAGTGATACTCCTCCTCCTCCGGAATTGTCTACGCCTTTGGAAAATCAACTAGATGATAAAAGAAATGATTCTAAGGAAAAATTTAATTTCAAGAAAGCATTTGGTTGTCACCCATTACTACCTTTATATAATATATTAACCTCATATTGGTATAATATTTCAGAAAAAATGGTTATAAGTCCTGATTTTGTATATTTTAACCAATATTATAAATTTTTAAATAAATGTTTTAATGTATTAAATGAAAAATACCTCCAAGAAGGAAATCATTTAAATATTTTAAAAGCATATATAATTAGTAAAGGTTTACAAACACTATTTTTTAGTGTTAGTACTAATATTGATTTAAGCAACAAATTTGAAGAGTTAATTAATATGAATTATGAAGGATCGGAAACAGAAGAAAGTAAACCACCTGAAACAGAAGAAAGTAAACCACCTGAAACAGAAGAAAGTAAATCTCCCGAAATAGAAGAAAGTAAATCTCCCGAAACAGAAGAAAGTAAATCTCCCGAAACAGAAGAAAGTAAATCTCCCGAAACAGAAGAAAGTAAATCTCCCGAAACAGAAGAAAGTAAATCTTCCGAAACAGAAGAAGAGAGAAAAGAAAAAAGTGAAATTGATATATTACTATTTACAATGATTAACGGTATATATTCAAATTATTTTTGTGGTACTGTTAAATTATCTGAGGAGGAAAACAATATAGCGCAAATTTATATAAATAATCCTTTATTTAATAATTTTATTAATAATGAAGTAGATATAAAAAAGATATTGATTCAATCTGAAGAAGAATCAATGAATTTAAGTATAGATATAGAAAATTCCGATAAAATAGAAAAAACAATGAAACAATTACAAGAAGATGTATTTAATGATATAGCAGAAATAACAAAGATTATAGGAGAAGATATTGGGGAAGAAAACATGTCTCCTAATGAAGAAAACATGTCTCCTAATGAAGAAATCATGTCTCCTAATGAAGAAATCATGTCTCCTAATGAAGAAAACATGTCTGCTAATGAAGAAAACATGTCTGCTAATAAAGAAAGCATGTCTCCTAATAAAGAAATCATGTCTCCTAATAAAGAAAACATGTCTCCTAATGAAGAAAGCATGTCTCCTAATGAAGAAAGCATGTCTCCTAATGAAGAAAGCATGTCTCCTAATGAAGAATTAAATAAAAATGTAATAATTAAAAAACCATTATCAGCACCAACCATTTATAAAAGATCACCAAATAGATTATCTCCATCAATGAAATATCCAGTACAACCAAGATCACATGGAGGAAAGGGACGAACAAAAAAGAAAAATAATAAAAGGAAAAGAAAAAATAGTAAAAAGAAACAATCCAAAAAGAAAAAAAAAAAAACAAAAAAAAATAAGAAAACAAAAAAAAATAGTAAGACTAAACGTAAGAAATAATTTATTTTTAATTAAAAAATTATCAAATAATTAAAAATAAATATGATATGGTATGCTGTATTTTGATTTGCTATAAACTACTTTTGTAGAAAATAAAATGGTATTAAAATTACAAACTTGTCTAATAATAGTGCATAATTTATTATAATCTAATTTTCTCTCTACATAATGTTTTTTGGACTCATAATAGAATGGTTTTAATGAATTGCAAAAAGGAATAATTTCATTTTGTAATTGAGCTCGTTTGTAGGCATTTAAATCAAAAATGTAATACTTTTCAGTTTTATCACAAATTTTGTCTAAAAAGTCGAATAACAATGTTTTATCAATAGTTTCTTTAAAAATTTGACTCATCTTATATTTTAGGTAGATAAAAGTTGATTTAAATTGTTAGTAAAAAGGGCTAATTCAATTTCATCTTCATGTATATTGTGAAAAATGGTAATATATTTACATAAAAGTTTAATAATTTCATACTTTTGAGTTTCATTAAGAATAGAAGTAGACTTAATAAATAGTAAATAATTATCATAAATGTCCATAACAGAATATCCTTTATCAAATAAATCATAGAAAATATCAATTGCGTCTAAAAGTTTATTTTGAAGAATAAATTTGGTATAATTTTCAAAAATAATAAAACTAATGTTAGTGCAAATTTTATTTGCAAGTTCGAATGTAATAGGTTGGTCAATAATTTTAAATTTTTCCAAATAGTTCAATAAAATTCTAATAGAACCATTACATACAGAAACGATAAATTCTTCGGCTTTTTTTTGAATATCAATATTTTCCTTTTGTTTAATTTTATATAAAATAGAAAAGAATTGATTATTATCGAGAGGTTTTAATTTAATAATAATTTTTCTGGATTGAAGACTATCGATAACTTTTTGAATATTACAACAAGAAGAAATAAAATGGACATTATTTTTATATTTATCAATACAGTTTCTAAAAACTTGTTGACTTTGTTCATTAATATTATCAATATCATCTAAAATAACCATTTTTTTTTTGTTAGGAATAGAACATCTAGTTTGGCAAAAAGTTTTGACCTCAGTGCGGTAATATTGAATACCTTGTTCTTTAAGACTATTAATTTCAAGTATATTATCAGAATAGTAGTGTTCTCCATAATATTCTTTAATCAATGTATTAATAAGAGAAGTTTTACCAGAGCCAGAGTCACCAATAAATAATATATTTAAATTGTTCATAGAAATAAGAGTATTTAATATTTCTATAATTTCAGATTGTATTTCAAAATCTTGGAAAGATGTAGGTTTATATTTATAGATAAATGGAATAGACATAATATAATATATTCGTAAATAAGTATTTAAGTAAATGTATAGATATAATAATAAAATGACAGATTTTTATAAAGTATTGGAGGTAGATGAGAAAGCGACTCAAGAGGATATAAAAAAAAGTTATAGAAAGCTATCATTAAAATATCATCCAGATAAGAATCCAGCAACAGAAGAAAAATTTAAAGAAATAAGTCAGGCTTATGAAACTTTAGGTGATAACGAAAAAAGAAGAGAATATGATATGAGAAATCAAAATCCATTTTCAGGACAAGGTTTTCCAGGACAAGGTTTTCCAGGACAAGGTTTTCCAGGTGGAATGAATCAAATGGATGAAATAGTAAAAATGTTTTTTGGAGGTCAAATGCCAGGAGGAATGGCTTTTGGAGGTGGTGGTATGCCAGGAAACATAAGAGTGTTTAGAAATGGGGAACAAGTAAATATAAATGGATTAAATAAACCTCCTCCGATTATAAAAAATGTAGTTATAAGTTTAGAACAAGCTTATAGAGGAGATCAGATACCAGTAACAATTGAAAGATGGTTATTTGAGGATGGAATAAGAAAATGTGAAAATGAGACTATATATGTTCCATTAAAAAAAGGAATAGACAATAATGAAATAATAATATTGAGAGATAGAGGAAATATGCTTGATAATAATTTAAGAGGAGATATAAAAATAATAATAGGTATACAAAATTCTAGTGGATTTCAAAGAGATGGATTAAATTTAATATTAGAAAAAGAAATAACATTAAAAGAGGCGTTATGTGGGTTTGAGTTTATAATTCAACATGTAAGTGGAAAGAATCTAAGATTTAATAGTGATAAAGGAAAGGTATTAAAAGATGGAATAGTAAAAGTAATTCCTAATTTTGGTATGGAGAGGGATAATCAAACAGGAAACTTATGTATAAAGTTTAATGTGAAATATCCAGAAATAATAACGGATAGTCAAATAGAAAAATTGAGAGAAATTCTATAAAATATTATTATAATATAGTAAATGAAATTTTATAATAATAAAAAAGGTGTAATATTAGTTTGTATAATTTTCTTGTTAATGATGTATTTTGGTGGTAAATATGAATGTTCATGTGAAAAAAAAACAAAAGATTGTTATAGAAAAGAAATATTAGGTGTTCAATACAATCATTTTTATTTTTTTCTTTTTTTAGGAATTGCTTTTCCGTCTTATTTTTGGACATTTCAAACATTAGGTTTATTATGGGAATTATTTGAAATAGTGTTAGATAGAAATGAAGAGTGGGCAATGAAACATTTTGGAGGTTGTTTTTCGGAGGAACCGAGAGAAAATATAGAAAATACCATCTTTAATTTTAAAGTATATAAAGGTGTAAATAAATATATGAATCCAATAGATAAGTTTTTTAATATAAAGAATTCCAAAATACATAGTTGGCATGGATCTATAGCCGAAGTTATTCCAAATATATTAGGATTTATATTGGGAATATGGATAAATAAATATATAATTTAATACTTTCTTTTAGATTTGCCTTTTTTAGATTTGCCTTTTTTAGATTTGCCTTTTTTAGATTTGCCTTTTTTAGATTTGCCTTTTTTAGATTTGCCTTTTTTAGACTTTCTTTTAGATTTTTTTGCGCCAGCGTCAAACATCTTTGTTGCAATACTAGCGAGGATAATACCACATCCTATAGTTGCAAAACATGCTATAACATTGATAAGTCCATTTCCCGCATTTTCTTCTCTTAATTCAAATTCTTGACCTGTAGTTGTTTTGTATACTCCTGGTCCAAAACGCCAATACATATCGGTCGCTTCATTCCTAGCTTGTTGTTCTTGAGCCACACTTTGCCAATAGTTCTGTGGAGGTCTTTCAACTCCTTGGCTAAACCCATGAACTGTTTGCTTAAAAGGATTATAATACCCCCTAGTTTTTTTTTTTTTTTCATGTAGTTGTTCTTGTTCGTCTATTGTAAGTGTTTGTTGATCACTTGTAGTTCTCATTGGTCCTGTATCAAATGAGACATTTCTGCCATTTCTGCCATTTCTACTCATTATATATAATAAATATATAATTTAATGATGATGTCCATTTTGTGAAGTAGCTAATATAAAAGTTCCAGTAATAACGAGAGATAAGGCAAATATTTGTAAAGGATCAAGTTTTTGAGAAAACAGAAAGAACGCACCAATAGCAATAACCACAGCTATAGATGTATGATGAATAGCATGAATAATGGAAATATGTTTACCAGTTCTCATTACAAAATAAAGAAATATATAAGTAATTAAAATAGCTAAAAGTCCTAAAATAAAATAAATATTAAAATGAGATTTATGATCAGCACCTTTTTTAAGAAGAAATTGAGCAGTAATTTCAGTAAAAGCCATAATAACAAAAAATAAAATTAATTGTTCATTAGAAATCATATATATTTAAGTTTTAAAATAATTTAAAGACAATAAAAGTATTTATATTGGGAGGCAACCTGGCCGAGTGGTTAAGGCGGAAGACTAGAAATCTTTTGGGAAATTCCCGCGTTGGTTCGAATCCAGCGGTTGTCGTGGACACTCGTGGTGTAGTGGTAACATAGTTCCCTTCCAAGGAATTGCTTCGGGTTCGATTCCCGACGGGTGTAAAAAAAACAATTATAAATTGTATTTTTTTATAATTGTTTAATCTTCAGGTTGCATAATAAGTTCTAAAGGCATATCAACTTTATGATCTTCAATATATTGACATATAAATGCAAGATATCGTAATACCAGATTATGTATTTTCCAAAATATATTCATTTATCAATATTATATATATATCTTTAATTATATTTAACATATAAAATATAAGCAAGTATTAATAATCCGTTAATATTTTTGGCGAAAACATCTAATATGTTGTAAAAAATATTTTTATTTTTAAAAGAAAACATATAAGCAATACCATATAGAGACCATAATATAAAATTAAACCAAAATAGAAAATTATTCATTAAATTATCTCCGACAAAATTAGTATAAATTAAATAATAGGCTCCAATTAATCCAAAGAAACCTAAAATAGTGGCTAAATATTTTTTAATTAGTTTAATTTCTCCTAAAAATCCTAAGATCAACATAAAAGCGTTTAGACCAAATATCCATGTTAAAATATTTATATTATCATAAAATATATTTTTTAATGATAACGATTCTGGTTTAACATTTTGATAAATAAAGAAACTAATAATTGAAAATAACATAGTAGGTGTCGTAATAAACCAATCAAGATATCGAATAAGGGAAACATTGACTTTAATCTTAGAAAAGTTGAAAACTAACCAAATATAAAAGGAAAATTCAATGAATTGAACGATTGTTTCTAATAATAAGATTTGGTTAAGAATAATTTGATCGTCATTTAATTTAATAGATAATCCGTAGAGAGATAATAAACCAATAATTAATTGAATAATTAAAGATGTTAAAGCAGATTTATATATTGATATATCCATTAATATATAAAAATAATATTTTTTAATAAGGGAAAGCTAAATTAGAAGGATTTGAAGAAAAATTACAACCACAAGTTCTACTAGGTCTAGGAGCAATTCCACCTGCTTTTTTTATATTATAATATTCTTGTAATTGAGTCATTGTTAATGCAGGTGATGTAGCTTTTCTATATTTAGCTCGGCGAACAGATGTGTTTAAACCTCCAACACCTTGGCCTGGTTGATATTTATTAAATAAATTAGTATCTACATTTCCAGTAAATATTAGTCTTCTTTGACCTCCAGGTAATCCAGATTTATTACTCATATATATAATAATAAAATATTATTTAATTTGATACAAATTATATTTACTAGTAATTTCTTCATTTTTTTTTATATCTGTTAATGAAACTAAATACCTATATTTGTCTTTATTTTCAAATGATTCAAAACTTCCAATTACTTGTCCAACATATCTCTCTAATAGTGTATCAGTTAAATACGAATAACTATTTGGATTTTCACTATGATTATAAAAACCACCAATAGGAGTGCGAATATAATTATCTTCAAATAGATCATTTTTTATATGTGTCAATCCTAAAAGTGTATTTTTTGGTATAAATTCTTTAGCAAATAAACCTAATCCATGAATTTTCGATTCTTTAATGGTCAGATATGAGGGTAAAGCTTGATACATTTATATTAATTATAAATATATTTTTAAATGAATAAAAAAATATTTATGAAATTCTACTAGAGTCAATTTCAGCAGATACTAAATAGATAGAGTTTTCAGTTACAATAATATATTCTTTTTCTACTTTGTAAATTTTAGCAATAGGACTAGTATATTCGTCCTCACTTTTAACAAGTAATTTCTCTTGATTACCTTTTACTCCGATAATTACCTTTTTATCTAAAGAGTCAGTCCAATAATCAGATTTGATTTCTTTATCTTCAACAATAGCTAATTTAAAAGCATGAGTTAAACAGGTTGCAGATGGCATTCTATACTGTTGTTCACTAGATTCAGTTAAAGCACTCATTTATATAAAGATTTTATATATATTTCTTTAAATACTTATAGTTATTAAAAATATATTTTGAGTATAATTAATTCATTTTTAATATAGATAATTAATACAATGAAAAATAATATTTTAAATAATATTGAAAATTATAATTTAAGCATAGAGCAAAATGAATGTGTTTTATTTTTGAAATATATAGGATTAATTCATGAAATAATTGAAAATGCTACAGATAATATTTTTATTCAAAAAGAATTATATTTAAAATACATTTTAATAACAGCTATAAAAAATACATGTTATATTTATAATTTTTTATTATTATACACTAAAAATTTAGATTTAACAATTTACCATACTCAAAAATCTATTTTATATTATATTGAATTTATTGGTCAAATTGGTGACGATAATCATAGTTTTTTAAAATTAAATTCTAAAGATGCTACATTATTTATTTATAAAAAAACTATTTTTGATGTAAACCAAGATTATAGAAAAACATATGAAGAATCAGATGAAACAAAAAATAAATTAAAAAAATTAAGTTTGTTTATAAATGTTTATAATGGTATATTAAATCAATATATTGAATTTTCCGAGTTTGATGAACATTTTTTACCAAATCTTCAAAAAAATATATTTACAAAAATTTATAAAATTGTTGAATCTTTAATACAAATTAAATTAACTGATCATGATTTTGAAAATAAGTTGTCAAATTTATTAAACATAATTGAATTATTAAATAAACATTATCAAAAAAAATTTATTAAAAATAATTATTTACACATTGTTGATTTTATAACCAAAAAAATAAATAAAAAAAGTATATCTATTGATATTATTAAAGCAAAAATAGATAAAGAAAATTTATCGGAAAAATTAAATACTTTCTCCACATGTAAAATTGTAAATTATTTGACAAATTAATCAAAGCATAATACCTTTTTTCTTATTTTCTTTTTTCTATTTTTATTTAATAATGATTTATTATCTACCGATGATGAAATAATAGTCTGATATTCTGATTCTAGTATATTTTTAAGAAATCTATAAATATACTCTAACGATAATTCATCACATCTACCTACAACTAAAACACTACCCGTTCTAAAAATCATAAAGGATACTTCATAATAATCTTTATGTTTGGGTTGTTGACCATCCTGTTCACCTGTTACTGTTTTATCATAATAAAATTTTGATTGAATTCCTGGATAAGAACAAGCATCAAAATTACTATTAATCCTATATTTATATTTTAAAATATCATGAAGCTTATCTCTATCAATATAATATCCACAATTAAAATTAGAATTAATTAATACGGTTTCTGTTTTTGATGAATCATAACTTAAATCATCTCCTAAGAATGGTTTTAATACATTTATTAAAGAATTAAGTAACTTAGACAACATTTCTTCAGTTTGAATTCCAGGTATTTCCAATTTTCCTGTATTGAAAACCTTTACATGCATTTCTTTGAATTCATCATTATGCATTATTCTTAATATCAATACAAAACAATTAAAGAATGCCCGTTTCTTCTTACTTCTATAACTTAACAAATCTTTTTTACAAACCCCTATACTTATCTTTCTTTGGTCTTTATATTTTATTCTACCTTCTGGATTTTCAATATGTTCTATAATTTGCTGTTCATAACAAGTAACATCTTTTAACTGTTCTTCAATATATTGAACCTCATCAGAAGAAGTAGATGAATATTTAATTTGCTTTTTAATAACTCCATTTTTAGGAATACTATAATTCAAAATAGGAATTTTCCAAAATATATCTTTAATATTTATATCATTTTTGTTTAAATATGAAATTTTTGTTTTTGTTGAAATGTATATATCTGAACATTTAGGAATATTATTTACATCTATCATTTGAGAATCAATTAAATTTTTTTTATTAACATTCGAAATATTTTCAACTGGAATATCCATGTCTAATTCACAATCATTTTGTAAAAAGGATTCCCAATCATCATCTATGTTATCCATACTAATAGTATCTATATTGTTTTGTTTAAATATATTTTTTTTAATTTAAATAGAATCAATTATTTTCTTTATTTATAATAAATAAATGAATTCCTACATTCATGAAAGACAAACAATTCCAGTTGCTATTAAAAAAACTGAATCCTTTGAAAATTGTAAAGAGTTAAGTTTAAATCACAATTTTATTGATCCCTCCAAAATGTCACCTCCAAATAGCTTTATGGAAAAGTTAATGAAACGCATGGATAATTATTATAGTCCAACCAATAAAGACACTATGGGTAAAAGTTTTTCTTTCAAAAATTAAAAAAATTGAATGTATTTAATTATATTAAATAAATTCTATTATAAGTTAGTATGGGTAACTATTGTAGTTTATGTTGTTATGTGTGTTGTAAGAACACATTTTATTCTATGGAGTTAGCTGATGGTATCTTATATAAAATGGAAACACATATAAGAAAAACAATACCAATTGACTCCGGAATACAAACATGGTTTATTTCTATGAAACGAGAGATTTTTGAACAAATAAAAAAATCTCTTATTACTAGATTGTCAATATCATTAGAAAACTTGAAATTTCCTGTTTTAACTTCCAATGGTCATATGAAACAACACCTTATTGAAAATTTAGCCTATGTTTATAGTAGTTGCTTATTTAATACGGAATTTCATAAAAATTTATTATCAAAAGAATATGAGTGTTTAGATATTCCTACGAATACACTCTTTTATAATTCATTTAATATTACTGTGGATCAAGTAAAAGTACAAGAATTAGTAAAATATTTTACTACTATGATGAATGAGGAAGGAGAAATTTATCAAGTGAAAATAAATACTACTGATAAAACATATCATAAAATATTTGACGAAAGATTAGAGGAGAGACTATTAAATACGCTGCATTCCATTCCTAATAAAAAATTGGAAGAAATAATTTGTAAAGTATATACTAATTTTATGAATAAAAATAACAAGGAAGAAAAAATATTAGAAATAAATAGAAAATCTATAAAAGAAAATTCAAAAGAAGAAGAAATTAGATACACTACTTTTGTGTAAAAAATATATTTAATTTAATTAGACAATGAGGCAACATATATTCTATATTTAAATCAGGTATATGCATGACATTTTCTATAAATAATAAAAATTCACTTGTAACATACTCTTTTTTATGTCTTATAATAAAATTTAAAAAATTTTTTATTATATTTTTCTTTTCTATATTATATTCTATTGTTAAATTATTAATATATTCTATATTTTTTTTATAATCTTTATTTTTTATTCTATGAATTAGATCTATCCATAATTCATCTTTCATTATTTTCATATTTGATATTAGTTTCTCATTTGATTGCATATAATTTATCATACTTCTTATATCCGAATTAAAAAGTTTTTGAATAGATAATAATGCTTCTTCACTATATTCTAGCTTTTCACATTCATTTATATTTCTTAAAAAAGATATTATTTCGTCTTGTGGTAGCTGATTAAATCGCAATCGAACGAATTCATTTTGAAGTGCTTCATCTATTCTACTTATATAATTACATATTAAACAAAATCTAACTTTAGATTTATAAGATTGAAGCAAATATTTTAATGCTATTTGCGCGTTTTTTGTCATATAATCTACTTCGTCTAATATAACAAATTTCATTCCATCATTGAATAAACTTTTTGAATTTACAAAACTATTTATTTGATTTCTTATTATATCAATTCCACGCTCATCAGAAGCATTTAAATGAATCATTAAGTTTTTACAATTTGGAGAATCTTGGTAAGCATTTATTAAATTTATTATACTTGTTGTCTTACCTGTTCCTGGTGGACCATAAAATAATAAATTGGGAAAACTCTTATTATTTATTATATTTTCTAATAGTTTTTTATTTAGAGGATCAAATACTATTTCATCAAAAGATGTTGGTCTATATTTTTCTACCCATGGAGTAAAATTACTGCTCATTATTATTTAAATATAATTAGTTTTATTTAAATAAAATTGAATATTAATATTATAATAATGGGAAATCAATCTTCATCAAATATGAACCAAACCAATTTTGGTAGTTTACATATTTATATTGGCTCTATGTTTGCTGGTAAATCCACTAAACTTATCCAATGTTATAACACTGGAATAGAATATGATGAACATGTTGTTGTTTTAACACATAGTAAGGAAGATAGGTATTCAAAGGAAGAACTATCTACTCATAATCTAGAAAAAATCCAATGTTTAAAATATAATTCAATTGAAAATTTTATGAAGGAACAATCTATTATTTTGGATTCATGTAATACTATTCTTATCGATGAAGCACAATTCTTTCCCGATTTAATGAAGTGTGTAGAATTAGTTGAAACATTTGGAAAAAAAGTAATAATCTTCGGATTAGATGGAGATTTTCAAAGACAAAAATTTGGTAATATACTTGATCTTATTCCATTTTCAGATACAATCGAAAAATTACATGCTAGGTGTAATGAATGTGAAAATAATGCTATTTTTAGTCATAGAATTATCCAGCAAAAAGAGCAAATAGTAATTGGAAGTAAAGATATTTACATTCCTTTATGTCGTAAATGTTATATAGAAAAAGAATATAACAAAACTATTTAAATTAAATATTAGTTATCTATTTATATGACTACAATTCAACCAATTGAAAAGAAAAAACGAGGAAGAAAGAAGGCAAATCCTAATCCTGAAGCTACTACTATTATTGTAGAAGAAGTAAAACCTGCTCCCAAAAAACGAGGTAGAAAACCAAAAGGAGGAAAGATTATTCAACAAAATATTTCGCTAGAAAATAAGGATAATAATGAACCTAATATTATATTACATCTTAAGTGTTCTCTTAAAGATATTAATGAAACTCAATCAACTTCTTTAAAATATAATCCTAATATTGAAACTATTCAAAGTTTTAATTTTGAAAATAATAAAAATGATTTTTTATTGAATAATGATAATAACTTTAAACAATTTAATGAAAACAATGATGAATATCAACATGATGAAGAGAGTAATGATGATGAAGATAATGATAATAATATTAAGGTTGTTTGGAAAAAACTCAACAATTTAAAATTAAAATTACATAAAAATGATATTTCTGATAAAAGATCCGCCTGCTTTTGGTGCACTTATGATTTTGATAATCCTCCTATCTTTATTCCTAAAAATGAATTTAAAAATTCCTATCAAGTATACGGTTGTTTTTGTAGTCCTCAATGTGGAGTCGCACATTTAATGAATGAAAAAATTGATTCTTCAATTAAATTTGAAAGATATCAATTATTAAACCATGTTTATGGTAAAATTTATAATTATAACAAAAATATTAAACCTGCGCCTGACCCCTATTATTTATTGGATAAATACTATGGAACATTATCAATTAACGAATATAGAGACTTATTTAATAATGAACAATTATTAATTGTAGTTGAAAAACCACTATCTAATGTATTTCCAGAATTATATGAAGATAATTCTGATTTTATATTAAATAAAAAAACCATTCCATCTAATTCGTCTTTTAAATTAAAAAGAAAGACAAATAATAATAAAAAAACCTCTATATTGGACAATTTTGGAATTAATAAAAATTAAATTATTTAACTTATAAAAATAATTTAATTTACTTTTTTTGTTTTTCTATATACTCTTGGTAAGCTTTTGCTCGGTCTTGTTCTTGTCTAAAATTTCTTGCACCTGTATCCATCAAGTTTCTTATTTCTCCATAAATCTGTTGATTTATTGTTTTTTCTTTCTTTGGAGATTCTTTAATCCCAAAATATTCATTTAATACTAACTGGTAATTATAATTATTTTTCTCTAATTTCTCTCTAGCTTCATCTTCGGTATACTCAGTTTGTCTACAAATCATATCTACAGATTCTACTTTTATTCTATTTATATATTCTTCTCTCTGTTGAATATATTTTTGTCTAAGTATTTCATTTTGACTTGGGTCAATTATGACATTTTCAGATTCACCTGAATTACTCAAATTCATATATATTTTCTCATTATATATTTTTTAAATCATATTAAACACAATTACTCAATAAAAATCATACATGAATATTGGCGAATTTACAAATCCAGAATTAAATTTAATTCAATTAAATAATGATATTCAGTCTATTACTAGTAGACATTTTCAAAATATTGAAGATAAATTTTCAAAAAAAATTCACAATAATGATTTTATATTAACATTTATTAAACAAATTGCTGAAGAAAATAAAACTCTTAGGGATGAAATGAAATCTCTAAAAGAGCAAATTACTACTTGTAACACTCAACTTGAATTAATTAATTTTCAGAATAAACAAAATTCAAGTGAAAATACACAAAATATAAATAAACTACATGAAGAAATTGATAAAATTAAAATTAATTGTAATGATTTAAGGGAAAATTCTATTACTCTTGAAATAAATGAAAAAAATTGTCAATGTTGTCTTAAAGCTAAGGAAGAAATTAAATCTTACTTAGAAACAAAATCTTTAAAAGATGAACAATCCGATTCTGAATCTGAATCAGAAGAGGAAGAGGAAGAAGAGGAGATAGAGGAACAAAAAAGCCAACCTGCTATTCTTCCTGGAGGATCTTGTTGTGTTACTAGAACTGTTGAAATTACTGATTCAGAAGTGATTTATACTGATGATGGTGAAACTCGTTTACTAGGTAATTCAAAAGATAATCAAGAGGAAAAGCAAGAAGAAGCATCTGAGGAAGAAGAAGCATCTGAGGAAGAAGAAGCATCTGAGGAAGAGGAAGAAGAAGAGGAAGAAGAAGAGGAAGAGGAAGAAGAAGAGGAAGAAGAAGAGGAAGAGTCTAATATTTCTCCAACATTTCCTTCAGATAATAAAAATAATATAGAAGAGGAAGAGGAAGAGCAAGAGGAAGAGCAAGAGGAAGAGGAAGAGGAAGAGGAAGAGGAAGATGAAGAGGTTCAAGAGGAAGAGGTTCAAGAGGAAGAGGAAGAGGTTCAAGAGGAAGAGGATGAAGAAGTAGAAACTGAAAATGAAGAAGATTTAGAAGAAGAAGAAGATGGCGAGGTAATTGAATTAGAAATTGATGGAAAAACATATTATTGTGACGACGAAGAAGGAGAAAATGGAAATTTATATGAAGATGAAAATGGAGAAGTAGGAAATATTGTAGGAAAAATAGTTGATGGAGAAGCAATTTTTAATAAATAATTTTATGATATTATAATATAGATGATTGATAAATTATGTCCACCAGCTATTTTGTATTTAGGTTTTTCATTAGTACAAATAATAATTGACACATTCAAAGGTTTTTACAACCAAGCGTTTTTTAAAACAATTGTAATGTTCATATTTACATTACTTTTAAATATAATGTGTAAAAGAGGATTAGGTGTAGTATCTTGGATAATTGTATTTATTCCTTTTATTTTAATGACTTATATAACTGCTGTATTAATGTTTGTATTTGGATTAAGTCCAAAATCAGATAATTTAGATTACGATGTTAAATACCCAGACGATTATCCTGAAGAAATACTAGTCGTAAGAAATCCAACCGTAAATGTAAATACAAATAATAATGAAGAATACGACCCCAACGATATGACTAGTGGAACTCCTGAAGATATTAACAATTATAATTAAATAATTTAAAAATATAATTACTTTTTAAATTATATGTATATGGAATATAGTTTTTTTATAAGTAGTATGTTTATATTTGGATTTGCTTTCAATTTCTTCAGTTGTGACGATTTATATTATTTATATGAAAAATGTATTCGATTGGGAATAAGAGGATATTTTTATTTAAATAGTAGCAAAGGAGATCTAAATGAAAATGAGAAAAGAATAGATGATATAGAATCAGAAACATTATTACAGTGTAATAATTATTTAAAAGATTTATTTTTTAAAATGAATTGGAAAGTAATAGAATTTATAACATTAATTAGAGAATTTAACAAAAAAACATTAAGACCAAAGTTTCATGAATTAACTGATAATTATTTTAGAAAATCAATAAAAATAATTTATAATGGATATGAAATATATAGTTTTAAGAATTATAAAGAAGCAGTAGCTAAAATAGATAATGTAGAAAAAATAAACTATGATTTTATATTACATACAAATTATCATAAAACAGAATCAAAAAAAAATTATACAATAATTAGTGATAAATTAATAAATAATTATGAAGAACAAGTGTTTCCGAGTGAAGTAGGATTTATAATTTTTCAATTAAAATTTGGAGATGTGAAATATGATATAGATATAAAAGAGCCAAAAAATTATTTGATAAAGGATAATGTATTGAAATCAAATTTTTTTAAATATTATATGAGAAACGCATACAATATAAATATTGGAGATGATTTTAGTATAACCTATATGACAAACGATATGTCTACTTCAACATTAAATAACCCATTTTTTATTAAATTTAATGATATAGGAATAACTTCATTTCCAATTAAAAAGGAGGAAGAAAAGAAAAAGGAGGGAGAAAAGAAAGAAGAAAGTTTAGAAAATGAAGATATCAAAAGAAACTTAATAAGTAATATAATAAATCAAGAAATATTAAAAGAGCATAGAGATTAAAATAAATAATATTAATTAAAGAATTTAAAAAAAAATTGACAGGTAATATTATAATGGAGGACTCCCATAGTTTGGTTGATTCGAATATGCAACAGCATCCTCTTTCTGATGAATGGTGTCTTTGGGCCCATTTACCACATGATACAGATTGGTCTTTGAATAGTTATAAGAATATTTATAATCATAAGACAGTGGAAGATGTAATCTCTGTAACGGAGGCATTACCCCCGAAGTTAGTAAAAAATTGTATGTTATTTGTAATGCGCAAAGGAATTACACCTCTATGGGAGGACCCAAAAAATAGGAGTGGTGGTTGTTTTTCATATAAGGTAAATAATAAGATAGTATATGAATGTTGGACAAAATTAACATATGGATTAATAGGAGAAACATTATCAGCAAATAAAAAATTACAAAAAAATATTAATGGAATAACGATTTCTCCAAAAAAGAACTTTTGTATAATTAAAATTTGGTTAGCCAATTGTGACCATCAAAATGCGAATGAAATAAATTGTCAAAGTGGTATTGATGCCCAAGGTTGTTTATTTAAAAAGCATGCTCCTGAATATTAAATATAAATATAATTAACTTAAACATAATAATATATTTAACACTATATTATGATGTCGGTTCCTGATGTTAATACACTTTTTTTTACGATAGCGTTGATGTTTGCTTTATTTACTTATAGTTGTTTTGCCCAAGAATATAAACCAGTTGATAGTCTTAATTTAAAAAATTATGATGGTAGATGGTATCAAGTGTATAAAGATTTAAGTGACATGTCATTTCAAGGATTTGGAACTTGTGCTGTAGCAGATTATGTAATATTAAGTGATAACAATGTATCAGTATTAAATAGTCAAATTGATAAAGATGGGAGCTTAGATCAAATTTCAGGATATGCTTTTTACAGTGATGGTAATAGCGGTGGTCAATTAACAGTAGATTTAGAAGGAACCCCTGGTAATGCACCCTATTGGGTAATTGAATTAGGACCATTAATTAATAATGAGTATCAATATTCAATTGTATCTGATAATTTGAAAGTATCTTTATTTGTTTTAGCGAGGAATGTAACAGAATTCTATAATTTATATGATGATGAAGTAAAGAAATCATTAGAATCTTATGGATTTACAAAAAATATTAATAAACCATTAGTTATGGAACAAATTGATTGTGATTATAGTTTATATGTCCAATCTACGATGTTAAAAGATAATGTTATTTCTTGTGGTAATTATCAATCAGATGCATGTAATTGTGTATACTATGCTCGTGATAGACAACCACAATTGGTTTATGGATTAGATACCTGTCAAGATAAGAAAAATGCAGTAAATAGTAAGACTCCCCAACCTGGATGTGTTATGATGCGCACAGGGGATCCTACATATTGTCATGTAACATATGTTACTAAAGTAGATAGTAGTCGAGTATATTATGACCAAGCTAATTGGACCCCATGTAAATGTTCATCCGATTCGTTACCATTAGATAGTAAAGATATATTTGGATATTGGTGTCCTAAACAGAGTCTAAATAATGCTCAATTAGACTGTCTAGAACAATGTCATGAAGCAAGCGTTCCTTTACCTGTAAAAGAGGAATGTATAAAAACCTGTTTGGATCCAAAATTAATTAGTAGTAAATTAGAAACCAATAAACAATCAGAATGCCAAGTAGCGACTTATTTGAGAAAAGCAGGTTTTCCAGAATCATCTATACCAACAATGGTTTGTATATCTAAATATGAAAGTTCTTTTAATTGTGACGCAACAAATAAAAATACAGATGGATCAACAGATTATGGATTATTCCAAATAAATAGTTATTATTGGTGTTCAGGAGATCCTAATTCAAAATATAATGAATGTGGTACAAGTTGCTCTAGTTTATTTGATTGCCAAAAGAATAGTAATTGTGCTTATAAGGTATATAGAGAACAAGGCTATAATGCTTGGTATGGATACCAATATCATAGACAAGAATGTGATAATTACCAAATAAATTGTTAAAAAAATAAAATTATAAAATTATAAATTTTATTTTTACATTAAAGTTTTTACTAATAATCCACCTAAATAAGTAAGAAACATGATAACCAATGTTATAAAAATATATAAACTTATATCTTCTAATGTTTGTTTTTCACTTCTTTTATTAATTGAAGAAACATAATAACCTGTTGTTGCAACCAAAATAATTCCTATAATCGCATTAATTATAACTGCAGTATTTAATTTAAATACTAAAAATGGTATCAAAAATAAAAATGGAAATAAAAATTCTACTGATGCTGTAACTAATGAGGAAACATCTGCTTTTTTTGTTTGACCACTTGCTCTATCTGACATATACATTGAAAAAGCATCTGCTAACGAATTACTTATACTTAATCCAATAATAGAAGCAACAATAGATTTTAATTTTCCTGCTGAAGACCAGACTCCTAAACTAATACCTAATACTGTCATAGCACTACTCACAACACCAAAACTGATTCCTTGTCTAAATGCTTTAGACTGAAATAGATGAGTTAATTTATCATTATCCATTTAATATATATAAATTTTTTAATTATTTGAAGGTAAAGGACTCAAACATAATTTAATTGTTCCTAAACTGGCTACATAATACTTGACAACTAAAGGTAAATCATTTTCTAAATACATTTCAATTTGACTACAAAGATTAGTACATTTAATAAAATATCCTAAATTTTTCAATGAAAATACTCCTTGAATAATTTTAGAGGAGTCTTGTTTTTCGATAAATTCCATTCCTCCATTACTTTCTTCTCTTTTAACTTCAGCTGTCGCAAATTGACCTTCACATTTAAAAATCAATTCATTACCAACTGATTTAATTTCTAGACATTCAGAGATACATGATAAATCACGAATAATCTTTTGAAAATCTGATGAAGGTAGATTGATTACAGATGAAAATGAAACATTAGGTTCTTCAAATTCATCAGTATCAGGTTCAATTAATCTTAATTTTTGTGTCTTACATTGTTTAATATCACCATTTTCAAACTTAAGTCCTAAAAATGATACAATACCATCATAATAATCACAATTTTCAATGTAAATAGTTAATGTATCATCATTATCAATAGAATTAATTAATTTGAATAAATGAAACATATTTACTCCAATAACAATTTTTTCCTTGTTACATTCATAATGTTCAAAATTTTCTGCGGCTAAAAACAGGTGAGCCAACATAGTATGAGATTTATCCATATTTATAATTCTAATTCCATCCTTTTTAAATGTAATATTAGTCTCTAAAAGGATATCCTTAAGTGCTGTCATTAAAGTCCTAAAAGGAGCAATTTGAACAGTCTTTATTGTTAAAACATTATTGGATTCAAACGCAGACATTTATACTTAAATTTTATCACAAATCTTTAAATACTTATGAAGTATATTATTTTAATAAATATTTTATACGAATTATATATATATATGAGTTATACAAATGTTAAAAATGGATATAAACATCATAAAGACGGATGGAATTTTGTAGCTATTTGGGGAAAACCATACGAAAGAGGTTTGGCACATGGAAAATTAATGAAAAAAGAAATACATGAAGCAATAAACACAATGAAATGGTCTTTAGTTGACAGTCAAGGTTTTGATGAGGATTTCTTTATTAAGTTTAGTAATTTTATTTTTAAAGATTCCATTAAAAAAAATTTTCCTGAAATTTATCAAGAACTTGAAGGAATTGCTAAAGGTTCAGAAATTCATATTGATGAAATTATACTTTGGAATAATAGTAGTTCATTAGACTATGCACTACCAAAATTAAAAGAATATGTTTCTCAAATTCCAGAACTTCAAAAAAAATATGGACCTCTCATAGATGTATTACCAAATACCGGACAAATGGAAGGTGGCTCATCTGATAAATGTTCGGCTTTTATGGCTCTAAAACCTTACACTACTGATGGTAAAATTGTATGTTCTCATAATTCTTTTGATAATTTTATATCAGGACAATGGTTTAATACAATTTTAAGTATAACACCTGAAAATGGTTGTGAAATGATTATGCAAACAGCACCAGGTTATATATGTAGTTTTACAGATTTTGCTATCACAGGTAATGGCTTTATTGTAACTGAAACAACTATTGGTGGATTTTTACCATATGAACATAAATTACCAATTAGTTGTAGAATAAGAAAAGCTATGCAATATGCTAAATCGTTAGACGATTATGAAGATATTTTAAAAGAAGGAAATTCAGGAGACTATGCAAACAGTTGGTTAATTGGTGATATAAATAATAATGAAATAATGAGAATTGAATTGGGTTTAAAGTTTGTAGGCGTAGAGAGAAAAAAAGAAGGATATTTTATTGGATTTAATGCTCCTTATGATCCTAGAATTAGAAATTTAGAATGTACTAATAGTGGCTTTGATGATATAAGAAGACACCAAGGCGCAAGAAAAGTTAGATTAGAGACTCTTATGGAAAAATACAAAGGTAAAATTGATATTCCTCTTGCTAAAGAAATAATTGCTGATCATTTTGATGTTTATTTAAATAAAGTAAATATGTGTTCCAGAACTGTTTGCTCTCATTATGAATTGGATAATAGACAATTTATGAGCCAAGCTGATAGACCATTACCTTACCAACCTAGAGGTGCTGTAGATGGCACATGTACAGATACAACCCTAGCAAAAGACATGAAAATGTGGGGAAGATGGGGTAGTTCATGTGGAACCCCATTTTATGTTAAACCATATTTGGATATTAATCCACAATGGAAAAGATATGGACCTTGGCTAAAAGATAGACCTCAAGAAGAATGGTCATTATTCCAATGCTATTCACGAATTAAAAATAAAAAAGAACATGAAAAATTAGCCAAAGCTAGAAAAAATGTAGCAGCAGAATTAGAAGATGCCAGTCCTTATTATTTAAGATATACTCCACAACTAATTGAAGATAAAGTAGAAAAAGGATTAATAACAAAAGAACAAGCAACAAAAATAATTGAAACAAAAATCAAAAAACAAGTCACTAGTAAATTTCAGGGAAAACCTAAAAAGAAAAAAACTAAAAAGAAAAAAACTAAAAGGAAATATAATAAAAAAATAAATAAATAAATAATTATAAGTAATATATGTGTAATTATTTATGCTACATTCATAAACAAATGTTTATTTATAAACTAATTCCAATGAGTCCACAATATAGTATATGTATGAATTGTTTAAAAAAAAATATAAAAGGTTATTCTGACCCAATGAAACCGGTTTGTCCTGTTGAATATAATTATATTTTTCCTATGATTTGTGACTCATGTTCACATTCTTTAAAAAGATGTAAATGGTGTAGAATTTCTAGAAAGAAGGTTCTTCCTTAATTTCTTCATAATTGTCATATTGATAATCATAATAAAATTCATCATCATTTATTAAATCTTCAAAACCCTCAATATGCCATTGTTTTATTTGTTCTTTTCTCTCTTTTTCATTCATATCATATAATTTCGAGTCTTTGGTAATAGGAACCATGGTATCTATTCCACATTCATAACAAAATAATGTTTTGTCTCTATGATAAAGTAAATTTTTATTATTTATATTATAAGTTTCTTCACAAAATATACACGCTATTTGAATAGACCCATATTTAATTAGATGGAAAACAGATTTATCAAAATTATCGGTCGCTTCTTTCATATAAGACATCCTTTATTTAATAACTTAAATTAATTTTAATTTATTAAATTCAATTTTATTTTTTATTTATTT